TTCTATGCAAGAGTTTGCAAAACTATCGGGTTATCAAGGAAATCTTCCTACAGACGCTCAGGCAATTACCGGTCAAACGGGTGTGTTTGGACAACCTGCGGTGCAACCTGCAGCTGGTCAGACCGATCAGGGTAAAGTTGGCCTTGCACCCGCTCCTACGCTCCAACAAATGCATTCAGGTACTGTTGTTCGTGACGGCATAGAAATTCCTCTTGGAAATGATCCCGCATCACTTCAATCATTCATCAATAAATATAAAGGTGTTGGTGGAACAGGTTCTTTCCTTGAAGGACAAGTGAAAGCATATGAGGATCGTCTAACCGAAATCAACAATACTAAATTAACACGCGATGTTAATGGTAATTCTATCCCCGCATTAGGTGTTCTTGCTGCATCGCGTAAGGCCGCTCTTGCTGAAAACGTCACGAAGAATATTCAATCGCAATATAACGATGCTACGGATTTTGAAAAAAGCTATGCGGTTAATAATCAACTTATTAACAATATCGCCGAGTATTCACGCTTGGCAAATATGAACCGTGCAACACCTGAATTGGCTGAAGCCATTGGTAGATTAAGTTCAATACCGGGGTTTGATGCATATATTAAACCAGATATGGCAACTCTCCAAAAAGCCAACGATTCTGGAACAAAGAGTGCAGTTATTTCTGCATTGCAAACCCTTTCAGAAAATGCAGGTTCTGCTCAAAAATCCGTCTTACAAGAAGCGTTACATGCTGTTGCGACACCTAGCATTAATCCGGGTTCACGGCATGATATCGTTGCAAACGCCAAAGCAAAACTTGAGCAACAACATGATCTTAATCAAGCATGGCTTGCAGAAGGCGTTAAAAACAATGGTCAGTATCCTGAGCCCGTATTGTTTACCTCTCAATTCAATAAAGCAAACCCATTAGAAAGCTATCTTGAAAAAGCCAAGAAAGACATTCCTCCATTCGCTGGGCAAGCCCAGTCCGAAGGAAACCGTACTGTTACACGTACTGGTATAGTTCAAGACGGTCCCAATGCAGGTAAAAAAGCCATTCAATATTCCGATGGTAGCGTGGAGATTCAATAATGGCTGAAAACATCAAGTGGGATAATGAACCATCACAACCAGAAGGGGGCAACATTGCTTGGGAACCCGAAGTTGGTGGCCTTGAATCATTTGGTCGAGGTGCCGCACAAGCGTTTGGTCTCGGTTATTCCCCACAATTGATTGCGGCCGCTAAGACAGGTCATATGCCCGGCAGTACTGAACCGGAATATCTTGTTGAACTAGCCAAACAAAAAGCCGCCACAAACGCCGCATGGGAGCAGCACCCCTATTTATACGGAACTGGCATGGTTGCATCGGCTATTCCTGCGGCAGTTGGTGCTGTATTGGGCGCTCCTGAAGAAGCTGCGATTGCGGGTGGATTGGGTGCTGCTGATTTATTGTCCGGTTCAAGCAATATCGCAAGCCTCGGTGGGGCGGGTTTACGCGCTCTTGCGGGTGAAGGTGCAGGAATGGCTCCTAGTGCGTTACGCGGGGTTGCTACGGCTGCAGAAAATCCTCTTGTCCAAGGGGCTATTTACGGATCATCAGAAGGCGAAAATTTATCTGACAAATTAAGTGGCGCGGCCGCAGGTGCTATCGGTGCTAAAGTTGCCCCTATGGTAATTGGTGCCGCTGGTAAGACCGTTGGTGCGTTAGCAGGTAAAGTTGCCGATCCTCTTGTTCATGCCCTTACAGGTGGCGCAGATAGTGCCGCAATAGCAGGTAGCCTTGCTCATGACATTGGTGTTTCTTTGCCCAGTGCTTCTGTAGGACAAGGCACTATTCCAAACGTTGCATCAAAATTTGATTTCTTTAATCAAGTTCCAAAATCGTCCGCTCGCACTCTTTCTCAACTTGGAGAAAAGGTATCTGACTTATCTGGTGAATACGATCCTGAAAAAGCCGGCGAAGCAGTACGTTCTGCAGTTGGTCAATTTTTACAAGACGATCAAGACCCAATTGGTTTCCGTTCTCAATTGAATAGCCATTATAAACCGCTTGATAATCTATTTAATCCCAATCAAATGATGGATATTTCCAATGTTCGTGCCGCAGTTGAAGCAGCTCGTAATTCTTCGCTTGGTAAAGTATCGGACCTTGAACCTACTTTTAAAGTAGTCGAAAAAGCGCTTGCTGATGAGCGTGGTCATAATTTTGAAGATATGAAAAAACTTCGTGAAGTTATTAGCGATGCAATGACATTTAATAGAATGCCGGGAAGCGCAGGGTTGAATGATAGCGTCCTTGCACAATTGCGTGAAGCCGCTACTAAAGATATGAATGCCTACGCTCAATCTGTAGGTGGGCCACAGGCCGTTCAGGATCTTGCAAAGGCAAATCAAAACGCTCAAAAACTATACAACTTGCGGGACACCATTTTAAAAACAGTTGGTAACCCTAATGCTGGTCCGGGCTTTAAGCCATCGTCAAATATTTACACAAACATTATTTCTGCTGCCTCCGCTAAAAAGCCAAACATAGCAGCTCTTGCTCCATTACAGCAGGTTGTAAATAATTATGATCCAGATGCGTGGAGCCTTATTGGTAAAAATTATACAAATAATCTTGCGCCTAATGGAAATTTCTCATTTGGAAACTTTAACAAACTATATAACGATGCCCTACATCCACAAGGCAAGGACTTGATATTCGGCCAAGTTGGTGACGGCGGTGCGCGAGATACATTAGAAAAAATTAATTCGCTTGGCCGCATATCATCTGATGGAACTCCATTAGGGGTTAAACTTGATTCCCTCGCTCAAAAAGCAGGTGCTAATATTTCTCCTGTAGTTTACCCAGAAGTGTTAGCGGCTTTTGGTGAAAATGCTTTGTTAGGTGGTTTTCCTTTAAGAACAATGACGGCGGCAGGTGCTGGTTCTTTGGCGGGTGCTTATGGTGCTCGTAATATTGCACGTCCTGTATCACAATATGTACCATCTACTGGCGCTCGGATTGCAGGCGAAACCGTTAAAAGAACCGCTCCATTGGTGGGCGCACAAATTGCCGCTCCTGCTCTTGGCCCAGCGGTTAAAGGTGCAGGTATCTATGGTGGAGCAAGGGCAATCAACCAACTGCCACCCAGTGTGTTAGCAGGTATGGGATTAGCCGCTCAAAGATTTTTACCGCAGGCTTCTGGTGGCCGTACTGAACGAGCCTCTGGCGGTCGCACAACGCATTCTGCCGCATCCAAGGCAAACGTCTTGATCAATATGGTAGACAAGATTAGAAAAGAACAAGGCAATGAAACAAAGCCTTTACTTAACTTGGACGACAATACCGTCGCCAAGGCATTAGCCGTTGCAAATAGGGGTATATAATGGATAACTTGGAACTTGAGTTAAAATTGACCGTTGCACATGTTAACACAATTTTGAAACATCTTGGTGCAGGTGCTTATGCCGAGGTGGCAGAATTGGTGAACTTGTTGCATGGACAGGCAAAACCACAAATTGAAACTGTAGCCTCACCTGCCCCTGCAGAACAACCTATTGCCCTACAGTAAAATTGTCGTAGGACAATCTGCGAATGACGTAGCCGGACTTCTTTGCTGAATATCTGGCTATGTCAAACGAATCCCATTCTCCGGTTATCCACATAACCATCATGGCAAAAATCATACTGTCGCCATAGTAGGCTACGATATCATTGTTGGGATCAAAGTCTGCCATGCGTTCGGCTATACGTCCCTCAAAATCAGGAATGTAATTGTCGGTAGCAAGGTTATCAAACATTGGCCGATCGCAGACATAAACAGTTTCGTTTGCCAATTGAGCCAGTTCGTCAGGATTCAATTTGAAAGACGGGTTGCAGACAAATACTCGCTCGTATTTCCTCATAATCTTCTTCTTCCTCTGGTTCTAATTCTATCCAAAAATCCCATAGGGGATGGTCCCGTCTCATAAGGCGAAGTTCCCGTGTCAATGAATCAAAATCAATATCTCTATCAACGACACGGGAGCGTGCGTGTGGGTCAACTCTTGATCTGCCCAGTAGTTGGTACATCGCCTTTGTCACCAGTTGGTTTAGGAACCTCAGTATAGTCTTTTCTTCTTACACACATCAATCACCTATTTTATCAAAAACGGTATTTGCGATGTCTTTGCTGTCAGCATTATATTGTGACTTTGTTATACGCTTAAGAGCATCGCGCATCAGTTCGTTTTCAACTCTCAACCTGACCATATCAGAAACGGTAACATCGTCTGCATGGCGATCGGAAGGGGCGTATGGCCCCAACCAACGTAGATTAGCCAATTCCCGTTTACTTTGAAAGCCTGTCATCTTGTTTCTTGTCCCATGAAAAGGTTGGTAGGGTTATTTTCATCCGAGTTTCTTCACCCCCTTGGGCCTGTTTAATCTTTTGGATACGAGAGGCGTGTTTGGCCAGTTCAATCTTCAGTTTGTGTTCTTTGGTTTTACTGTCCGTCATTTTTCATGACCTCCTCAAGATCCATGGTAACGGTCGGCATATTAGCCAAACATGATTCGGTCCCTAATTGACCATAGCCAACAATGTCATCCCAATGGTCACGATAGTTATAATCCCCGTGAAGCACTCGAGATATCTTGACCGCTATCATTTCAAGGGCTTCTTTCTGCCCATCGTTCAGTACGTCCCAGTTTTTGCCAGACTTTAAATAGTCTTTAAGCCCTTGGCTAAATCCAGACTGTTCCCGGTAAACCCCATGGGTCCGTTGGCGTTTGGTAATAATCATTTCAATCTTCTCCATAGTATTTGATGTAGGCGTGTTCAATTCCGTGCTCACTGAATAATTCTCCGATATATCGACGAAGCTGAACCACTTCTTCCTTGAGTCTTTCATTTTCAATCCTGTATTTTTCGAACTCCTTCATGGCCCACTTAAACCGCATGTCAGCCGCCAGTAGTTCATCATGGAGTTCCGTGTCTTTCATTTGCCCCTCAATATATCAATCGCTGCCTTAAAACGCTCAAGGGTGCTCATTGGAGGACGGGTTTCAATTGCATTGATAATGCGTTTGCATTCTGCCTCTAGAATTTTGGTGCCATAAAAGTCCAACCGTAAATTTACGGCATCAGAGAACGCTTGTGACTTAATAAAGTGGTTAAACTCAGAACTGATATACCTGTACAAGTCCCGTTCACGAGAAGCCATCATGCCACCCATGGATGATAACAAGTCCCTTTCTAATACCTTTAACGGGTCTTCTGGCTTTGCAATTGATTTAAGTATTTTGGGAGGACGTCCGCGGCGTGGTTTTGCAAGTTCTATGCTTTCAATTTTCTTTCTTTGTGCATGTAACAATTTCATGCTCTTGCTAATTTTCTTTTTTGTTTCTTCCGATAGATTACGCATTTTATTTCTCCATAATTGCTGATTGAATACGTTCTTCAAGCCGATCGCTTAAAGCAGGGACTATCTTTTTCCAAAGGATCATAGGCGACATGGAATCATTGGTATGACGAAACTCATCCTCAAAAACGTCAATTCCAATGCTACATATTTTCCAATTGAAAGCATTTGTATATTCGATTGTCACTTGACCCCGCACATATAGTTCAACGGAGTCAATATCCACTGCATCGTTGACCTCTACGTCAACCGTTTTCATTTAAACATCTCCTTGTGCAACACATGGTCTTGCGGCAAACCGTTAATTAGATTTGTCTTTACACCATAGGCGGCGTGTTCTGCTTTTCCTCCTCTAATTTTGTAAACAAAAGCCTCAATATGGTAACCTTGAGACGACCAATACTGGTATATGTTACGGGCCAACTCATAAGCCGCCGCTTCTTTAAGATGATCTTTTTGATGTACTGCCATGATATATTTTCCTTATGCTAACATTTCTAAACGATACATTTCACCATCTATGTCTTCCATAACTTCATCGAATGTCATTATGGGCATTACAACACGGTGCAGAATTTTACCATTAACACTCTTCAAGTGCCGTTCAAGGGATGCAATCTGCATCGTGTCTGACATGATATAATTTTTACGCCGCATGGTGCGGTCAGGCATTTGATAATCTACCAAGATTGTCCAGATTGTACGCATGATTCCCTCCTCACGCCACGGCCGCTAGTTTGGCTTTAACATTGACCACTGTGGTCATCTCTGCATCATCCTTGGTGCAAGCCTTGTAGGACTTCAACAGCTTCTCCAAAGCCTCAACATCCTTCAAGGACACGCCGTGCGTCTTCATGAGAAGATCCTCATCAATGACCTTCTTGGCGCGGAGGTGAATGGAAAGGTCGTACATTTCGCCTTCAAGGTAATCAACACCCGTGGCAATGACTGCATCCTTGAGGATATCAAGGTTATCTTTGCCAGTCTTAAGTTCGAGGGATTGGATGGCGTACTGGTCTGCAAGGGTAAGGTTCGTATTCATGATCTAATCTCCATCTAGGCAGCAACACCGCGTCGCTGACAACACCTATAAACCACATCTGAATTAATGTTGCAACCCCCTTTCTAAAATTATTTTCAATTTATTTTTCCTGAGCAGTGGCCTTCTTTTGACGGTTCCGCCATAGGGCGTACTCAACCTCATGGTGTAGGACACGACTAAATTCCCTTTGTAATAAACGCTCGTCCTTACCACTTTGAATAATCTCCAAAACTATAAAATTTAAAATTAAACCCATAAGTCCCAAAGCCCAGACGGCCGCAACTGTTTCCGCAAGTCCCATATTTTTTTAACCTCTTTTTCTATGTGTGGCCGGAGCGCCGCTGGTATCTTGTCCAATTCCAAACGGCGTTCTTTAACCTCGGTTAATTTCAAAATCCTGCAAGCCTCTTGGTAAATATGAAAAGAACACGCAGATTGTATTGATTTTGTTTGATCTTCTAACCGTATATGGCCGTCCATCACATTATCAATTAGTTTACTCGGCTTTGTAACAGTCTCCCAGATAGTCCTCGAAAGCATCGATAGCTGCATCGGCTCCAAGGGCAATACAGACCCACGCGCCTGCTTTTTGCGCGGCATGCAAATACTCCAATTGATTCGGTTGCCATTTTGATTGGGTGTGGTCTTGGCGTTTGATTTCGCACACAAAAGTTGGATCGCCGGGGACAATAATGTCCGAAGCACCTGCCGTTAAACCTTCTGCCTTTTCAGCGTTTGCCTTGCGAAATTCCCTTTTACCCTCGTTCTTAGGATGCAAAGCAATTTTTCCCCATGTTTCGGGATACCGCATCCTAATTCGTTTAAAGAACGCCTTCTGCTCAAAGTACTCCCGCGGACATTCGCCTCGATAATCAACGATACCATATACGGCAATATTATCAGGAAACTTCATTAACGCCCCACAAACATAGTTGGTAACTTGTTTCGACGGTCAAACCTATACCAGCAGCAATTGTCTTTACCCGCACCTTCGCTATCCGGTATCCATTTAACCCGCCCGATCGACACGATCATTTCACACATTAACATATACGGTGCCGATTGCCTTGTATGCATCCAGTCCGCGTCAAACAACAACCATGTCGGTCGCAAAGCCGCGCAC